GATGCTTTGTTATTTACAGAGTCCCATGCATAGATGTATGCGGTCTTTGCACCGTTTGGAGAACCAGATGCAGTTACCAGTTGTGTACCAACAGTGACGGTAGTAGGTGCACCATCGAGGGTAAGGATGAGATCAGCGCCTTTGTCGATTACTGCAACGTTAATACCATTTGCCTGTGCACCGACATCGCGTGCTGCCCAGTGGAATGGATTTGCTGTTGCCTCAAAATAGTTTGCTTCGTAATCTGATTCCGAACCAATGTTTAAGGTGTAAGGTGAAGTGACGTTATCGTCGGACGCTGAAAGTTGACCTGCGGTCTTTGCGCGAACAACATCCAGTACACCACCGTACTGAAGGAAGCTGGCAGCAGTCCACCAGTATGCAGCGTTTTTATCTGTGGGTTCACCAAAGATTTCGAGCAGTTCGGATTCCGAGGTTACTCTGACTGGTTCTAGCACGGGACCGCGTGCAAAGGGACCAGCGAATGCACCAACGTTAACCTCAACAGTCTCAATCGATCCGAGAGTTAAATCTCTTTCCTGGATCGCTACCCCTGGCGAGAGAAGCGTGCTAGCCATGCTTGTACTCCTGAAATAAAGAATTTCATTTTTGTCTAAAATTATTTATTAAAAGGTCGTTTTTCAGCGGTAGTCCCACATGAAAGATCTATCCCCATACTCATCCACATTCCACATGGAGTTCTTGTCATCCATATCTGCAGTCCAAATGTTTCCTGCCTCATCTTTGATCATCTCATCTTCTAGACCATCAGAGATAAAACCAAACGGTGCCATGTCCTGCTCGATCTGGTTCTTCTGTTCTTCATAGATTCTACGACGGATATCCTGATCCGTCATTTCTTTAAAGTATTCCTGCTGTACCAACCATGCAAAGATAACCAGACACATCACAAGGTCATCATTGTATCCTTCGTCTGCTTCAAATGATTGTTTGTTTTGAATGAAGGTAGTCAGTTCTGCTACAATGTTGTAGTCTCTAACTTGCAACTTATCGTCTTCAATCAAAGTTTTTAAGTTAGAACATCCTTGTGCTTTGACTGTCTTTGACATCTTGACACCCATCTGCGTCTTGCCGCCAGAGAATCCATGTCCAACAATCTGACCAGCGCGACCACGCATAGCACACATAAGAACATTCTCATACTCAAGGTCATAATGTAGCATTGATGCAACTGCCTCACCAATGTCATTGACCTCAGTCAATACGTATGCACTGTTATAATTGGTCGCTACATTGAAGATGACGTTAGGGAACAGCATAGGTCTGACATCATGGTCTCGATATTTGGCAACCAATTTCCACGGTGCCTGAGTAATATCAATGACTACAAATGCAGAATAATCCTGCGCGAGACCACGAGATACATCAACACAAATGATGTAGTCATGATCCTTCACAGGATTCTCATAGACATCTAGACCCGCATTACTATTGATGGGATCATCATATGTAAGCGTTCTCAATTTAGCTGCAGCAATTAGAGTGTCAACAGATCCTAGGAACTCGCACTCAAATTCTTGTGTAAACTGTCGTTCTGATGTGTTCGCGATGGTAGTCTTTTTCCATTCTTCATCGCGTCCTGGTACAAGTGACCAGTGTACCTCTGTCCATGCATATCCATTTCTACCTTTCTGAGCATCAACCCAGAGTTTGTAGAAATGGTTCATCCCGTTCGGCGTTGAGATGATGATGACTTTTGTTGATTTACCAGAAGTAATAGTAGGATAAACAGAGGCAAAGAATTGCTCTGCAATATGGTTTGGAATGAACGCAAACTCATCGAGGAAGATGATGTTAAACGACATGCCTCGGATAGCAGACGCAGATGTAGAAGCTGCCAGTATCTTACTGCCATTTTCAAGTTCCATTGAACCTTTATTATATACCACAATTCCCTGCTGCATCCATAACGGGAGTTGTTCGTATGCTAACTGTAATCTTCCTAGTAGGTCCCTGGCAGTAGAAAGTTTGTTTGCTAGGATACCGATGTTTACGTTGTCATTGAACAACGCATAGTGAAGTAGATATGATACGCAAGTAGTAGACTTACCAGTCTGACGTGGCAACTTAGCGATATTGAATCTGTGCTCGTGGAAACTATTGATCAGTTCCTTCTGAAAGTCCCACATCTTAAACGGCACAACACCCTCGTCAAGAGAAATAATCTTGACGTAGTTCATTGCAAAGTAGACAGGATCTTCCTTACACTTCAAATACTCTTGGATTTGTTCCTGAGTAAATTCAATCGCTGTCCCAACCTTCTTGAGGTTAGGATTACCTAAGTAATGTTCAGACATAATTTTGCTACTAAAAAAGGGAGGTCACTCCTCCCTAGCCTTATTTAGTTTGTACCAGTCTTCGGCAGTTTCGTAACTATCAAAATAGTGCATACGACCGTGAAATGCGATAGAAAACTTGTGAAGTAAACTATCGAAACCAATGATGCCAGTGTCTTCTTCGTCTTGATACAGACGATCTTCTGGAACAGTTGTCATGATTGGATCTCCTTTTGGCGACTGTACAAGTATTGTAGCACTTCTTCGCGCCATTCGAGAAGCTCGTAGAAGCACTCCTGATTGTGAGCACAATTGCGAAGTGCAGGATCAGGTTTTAATACACTCTCGATAAAGAGCGTGTGCGCTCGTTCAACCCTTTCCTGCTTGTCCATTTAAGCGTTCCTGTTTTTGGATTTCATGTTTGATCATACCACGAAGAACTCTCGCTCTTCCATATTCTCTAAATTCATTTAAGATTCTAAGCTCTTGCTCTAAATCTTCAATCGATACGCCACGCGCTTCACTCATCCTTCTTTTCGTCGAACGCTATTCTAAGTATATATGCAATGGTGACGAACGCCATGATCTCCACCAATATGCACATTATTACAATACTCCAAGTCACATCGTTGACATCTTCGAGTGGTCGGAGCAGTAAGTTCATAATCTATCTTCTAGTTCTTTGAAGATTGATTTTCTCTCATCAATCTTACCATCTATATATCCTGCTCTATACTCCCACGTCTGTCCACCATCAGTTCCTTTCATAGGATTGATGCACTGATGGTTACCTAACTTGTTACATACCAAACTTGCTAGATCTAGTTCACTGCCTTGATTGCCAGTTCCACCCCAAATATGCTGCCCGTTAATCCAGGTAGCACCGCACTTCTCGCATTCTTTCCTCTCTAGTTTGAGATCGGAAAGCTGTCGGTCAGGATCGGTCATTGTTGCGCTCCGTAATTTGTTCAATGAGTTGTTGTTCTAACTTGCGTCTCATTAGGTACAGTCTAAACTGAATCCATTGATAACGCAAGGTAATGTCTATGTAGGCGAACAATCTCATGGTGGCATCATAACCTGCATAAGCGAATAATGCAGCCACTAGGAATACAATAATATAAGAAGCAAGCATACCTTAGCAGTTCCAAGCACGAAGAGACTTATTGATTCTAGAGTCTGGATCGCGTGCTGTTTTCTTAGATGTTAATTTCTTTTTCATGCCCTTCATTCGCGCACAAAAGCTCTTTCGACGAGGGTTCCCAACTTTCTTTGAAGGTCTTTTAAGATCGCTTCCTGGATTCTGACGCTCATAGGACTTGCGTCCCTTTTCGTTAAGTCCGCCTTCTGGGTTCTTACCAGATTTCTTTTGCCAGTCTTCATTCTTTACTGCATCCGCAATCTTATGTGCCTTCTTAATTGTACTCTTTTTCAAAGGCGGTTTGTCACCAGTTGACTTCATTGCTTGAGCCATGCCAATGGCATATGCATTCTTCTCTTCTTCCATATCATCCATCCCATTGTTGGGACCGAGAAGAGTTCCTGTCCCATTGCACTCAGGACACTTCTCACCATCAGCATGATATCCAGTAGCGTCACAGTGACCACACTGATGACCAACTACATCATATGCGATGCCGCAGTGTTCGCGGAACTGTCTAAATGTTTTCATAGTTCCCTCAGTTGCCAAGAATGTGGGTGCTGTTGTCTTATCAGATTCATGATACGATACTACCCTACATCCAGGATAGATCTTTTCTGCAATACGTTGTGCTCCAGTTCTCTGGAGTTTCTGCAACTTTGGAGTAAAAGCAGACAGGGTGAATTCTCTACCACGCCAAACGAGGTTGATGGTATAGTATCTACCGTACATTGTAGGAATTCTTTCTGCCATATCAACCCTCAGTTGCTACTGCGGAACATCTTTGCAAACTAGATCCGCCACCTACATAGTGGTCTGGATCTTTTTTGATAACAATAGACTCTCTTGCTCGCAGTGCATATTGAGCTACTCTAGTGTATGTTCCACCAGATTCACTAAAGACACCAAAGTTAGTTCCACCGCTACTATAACTTACCAATCGAACATAGACTGCTCGATCTAAAGTGCTGTACTGGGAGGAACCTGATGGGGTGTGTAGGGTGTTTCCACCAATAAGTTTAAGTGCTTTCATTATCTTATGGGTTAGGTGAAACTGCTGATGCGTAAACGTTTCCAGTAGAGGATCCTACAAACTCATCTGGATCTTTTTTGATGAGGATACTTTCTCCTGGAGCAATGATAGTACGACCAACATTGGTGTTATTATCATTAGCAGTAGTTCTAACAAAAATATCGTAGGCTGTTCCCGTAGAGATATTAGTAATCCTAACGTAGGTTGCCCTATCCATAGTAGTATCGTTACTACTAGTCAACTGGGAATAATTTGCGCTTAAGACTTCAATTGGTTTGGACATTTTACTCCTCTGTGTAGCCTTCGTCGGTCAAAGTATCGAGAGCGTCACCCTCTCCCGTATCTGAATATCCTTCATCATTGAGGACTTCCAATCCTGTATCAGACTCTTCTTCCATGATGATAGTTTAGTTACAATTTTATTTATCTGCTTTCTTCTTAGCATCCTTCAGCATCTTCTGAAGATCTGCTGTACTGCCAACAAATAAAGCATTAGTAACATTGGTTGGACCTTTTTGCTTGTCTTCTCTGACAGACTTAGTAT